GTTACCGATAGAAGCAGGAATAGAATCAGACATACCATCACCAGGACCTTTAAGCATTCTGCCGCCATCTGAGTACCCTCCTAAGCTAGACATAACGCCGCCTTTAGCAGCTTCTTCAATATTACCTAATGGTTTTGCTACGGCTTTTAATGCGGGTAAACCCTTAACATTAGCCTTCTTTTGCATTGCATTTAAACGAGTTAAAGCTGCCGTAAATGCGTCTTGATTACGGGTTGTTGGATCAGTATCTCTGTATAAACCAGGATCGCCTTTAGGTAGTCTAGCTGCTCCTCCGGCAGCCATAAGCATTGGGTTAGACCGCTCGTAGCCAGGGGTATCCATAACCATTTCAGAACTTACTGGACGCTGAATAGGCATAGCATATTGGGTCTTATCAATCATACCTTGAGGGTACAAGCCACCTTGGGGATTCATTGCCGTATTAGCCATAGACATACGTTCTACAGGACCACCGCCGCCTTGCAAAGAAGTAATTCCGCCTGAAGCGTAGTTATAACGTTTTGCTTCGTAATATGGGTTTGGCGTTGAGGGCTCATAGGCTCGGAAATTAGGAGACAAACGGCGTAATGGGCTTTGGTAGTTATCTGTAGGGCCAACTTGTTGTTGCTCATCTTGCAATAAACCAAGCACTGGTAAAGCTTGAACCCCAACTTTTTCGTATTTACCTAAGCCGCTATAAAAAGTGTCTGGTTTTAACCCTACTGTTCTTGCTGCACCACCACGAGCCTGAGCTTCTTGGTCAACTAAATCTTGTACAGATGGACGAGGTATTTTTGAAATGTCTTGAGTAAATCCAGGCTGTAAACTAGCTTGCCCTGTTACTTCAGGGCCAGGCAATGCAGCGGAACCTTCTGGGAACACACCTTGACCCCTAGCAAGGGCGTCTAATTCTGTTGCAGAATATCCTGGGGTTGGGGCCACACCGGGTGGTAATGTTCCAGGTGCTACAGTTGGCTGTCCAGCCAAACCAGAATATACATCAGATACATCAGGGGTTGGGGTTGGTGCTGCCTTAAAGCCTTCTTGCATTAAATTAGCAGCATCAGTGGGGTTTACCTGAACTACTTGTTGTGAAGCATCAGCTAAAAGATTAGGGGCGTTAAAGACATTAGCCGCATCATAAGCCCCCATACCGCCAGCAACACCGCCACCAAGACCACCCATAAGAGCAGCTTTACCTACGTCTTTACCTTGAATAGCTGCCATACCGCCACTAATAGCCGCACCAGATAAGGCTCCAGCAGCAATACCACCAGCCATAGTAGAGCCACCCAAAGCCGCAGTTAATGTCGGCGCAGCTGCACCAGCCGTCAAATATGTCAAACCAGCCGCAGCTACAATTGGTAGAATTTGTTCTAAAAAGCCTGCTTCTGGGAGTCCCGTATCTGGGTTAATTGTCAGGGAACCACCGTGACGCAAAGCTATAGCTTGAAGCCCCTTAACCTCGCTTGGGGTCATATGGACAAGCATTTTGCTTCTTAAATAGTGTGCTGTATGGTGCAGTCCCATATCTACCTCACGGGGTTGAATTGATTGAAGTTTATCATTAATATAGCGCCGAAACAAACGTTGCGGTAAGAATTACGGACGGAGAAGCTGGGTGCACCGGGGCTGTGCCAGGGGGGTATGTAGCCGCTACCGTATTTCCTGATTCTGAAGCCATCATTAACTGAATATTATCCCCAGCATTTACCCCCACAACTAAGTTCCAAGACACAATTGCAGCACCAATACCACCAGCGTGTTTTGATGGAATTGACACAGTGCCAGCTGTTTGCGCTATATCAACCGTGTTTTTCCTAAACCAAAGGACTACATTGTCTACCGAACTTGTGCAGTTTATAAGCTGAATACTAAATTGAACGTTGTAATAACCAGCTACGGCAAAGACAACTTTGGTGTTATCTGCAGGGTCTAAAGCCACCTGATTGCTGGTATCTGTTGTATCGTATGGAATAGTCAAAGACGTAGTTGCCGAAGGCACTGCCTGAGCTTCAGTTACATAAACACCAGCCGAATGCGAAGAACCGCTAGAGCCATATTGTGATCGGGTAATCCCCGTAAATGAAGTAGCTGTTTTGCCCGTATAACTAATTAACTCTTCTTCAATAAGAATAGTGCCAGCAGATGCAAACCCAGTAGTAGACCCAACCACAATAGTTGCAGTTGAGCTTGAGTTTGGTATGGCATTAGTTAAAGTTGTATACCCGTCTTGAGAAAATGCACCGTTAGGGAACTTTAAAAACGCCCCACCTGTATTGGAGCTAAATGGCTGGCAAAAGTTATCAATCTGGTTAAAGTACAGACGTAAGGCATTATTCATCTGGTCGTGGTATTGCTGCCTGTAATCAATTGGCGCAACAAGTAAATTAGGCGCTTTTGGCGGTCTAAGGTCTAGGGTCTTAATTTGGGGGTTGACTGCCATTAGCGTCTTCCGTCATTTCTAATATCAATCCGTGGGCTACCTAACTGCCACTGTGTACCGAGGTTATTAGACTCAATCCTAAAGGCAAGTTGGCGACCACGTAGGCGGGTATAGACCTGACCAGTAAACTCTTGAATGTTGTATACCCCTGAAACTGCATAGTTATTAGAGCTTAACACCCGTGGACTATTTGCAGTGCCATAAGGCGCACCTGAGTTCTGGCGGGGTTTAACCGTCATCGTTACAGAAGGTCCGTCTACATTAGACCCATTAAAGTTTATGTCAGGTAGGATGCGCCAGACAAAGCCAAAGTTATGCCCATCGCCAATGTCAAAGTCAGAAGACTGAACATAAGCATTAATAGGCACAGCGGTATCACCAGCTATATCATCGACAGCCGCTTCGTGGAACAAAATTCTGCGGTTGTAGTCGGCAGCCATTGGATATTGGCGTAGTGGGGAATCTAGCCAAGCCGTACGCCCCATCGTGCCGTAAGCCCATGTACGCTCTAGGTAGTTATATATGACGTATTTATCTACTACGTTTGAATTGGTAGAGCAATAGAACCACCAGACTTCGCTATATCCATCATTACCACCAGCAAAGACTTGGAAGCCTTGGTTTTTGTTAATGTCGTTATAAATGTACTGCCAGAGCGAGCAAGGCAGGGTCTCAACACGACCTGAGTACATATAGAACCTATCAACGCCCATCCAGTACGTTATGTTATTTACAGTAATTGCGGCATTAGGGCTAATAATGGAGATATTGTCCATTAGGATTTGAAAGCCCCAAACATAAGGGGGTCCTAGGTATTGCATGGAGTAAATAGCAGAATCTGTCCATACCAAGATCTCTTGGCGGGTTGAACGGGCGCACATAATAAATGAGCCGTTAGAAAGCCTAAACTCGCCTGACTGGTTAGTTACTGCTGGTACCCATTCGTAAGGGTTTTCTTGGTCAGACCAACGCACAAGCATAGGATCAAAGTCAGTCTCTGAGTCAAGCGGGTCATATGGGTTAGCGCCCATGCAAATAATAAAACGCTGAATGGAAGAAGCCAAAACTTGATTTGTTGCATTTGGTACAAATTGACCAGCATAAGTAGCCGATGTAGCTTGGGTTGCCAAAGACTGCGCTCTAGTTGTATTACCCGCAACTGTTCCGTCTGGGTATGTGCCTTCTGGGATCCAGTAATAAACTGCGCCGCCACGAGGAGCTATAAATAGATAGTCACCATAGTTGTCGTTTGTCCACAAACGTAGCTGATTCTGTACCCCACCGCTAAAAGCGGAACCCCAAGTGCCTCGACTCCATGGACCAGCACCCCAACCAGTACCGACAATAGCAACATCTAAACCTACTGGATACTCGTATTGAATAGTAACTGTGCTGCCGCCTCCGTTGGCGGTATTAGTAGCCGTTGTAGATACAGTGAATCTATATGCTGTGGAATTAACTAAAGAAGTTACAACATGCTCGGCATTCAAAATAGTGGATGTAATAGCCGTATTGGCAATTGTATTAGCCCCAGAGATAATGAAATAGTCGCCCACACTTGGCTGGTGGGGTTACGTCAAAGAAAAAGCCACCAAGCTCAACGTAGTACTTGACGTTTGTGCCAATACCTAGGTAGTTATTAGCATTTGTGGCTACCCAGTTCCATAAAGAACGAGCAAGACCCAAGAACTGATTTGTTGCATACCGCCTCCAGCCACCAATCTTTTCAGGAAAACCAGAGCGAAAACGCACTTTGTCGGCATCATACCAGCCACCCTCGTTGGAGTAGTCAGTACCTTCTCGGTTTAGTCCTGGACGAAATTGTAGTTTCTGTAGCGCCATACGGGTTTACCCTAAGATAAAAATAACGCTCGTTCGTCGTTTCTACGAGTTACCAAGCCTTTCAGTACTTTACCCCCAGCAAGCGTATATTTCAAGAACTCTTCTGCCGCTTCTTCCATTTCGCCCCGAATAACCTTCTGACGGAGGGTGCTGCGCTGTAGTGTTCCCAGACCAACATTAAAGCTAAAAGATACA